TACATATGCCTGTGCACCACAATTCCCAGAATCACACCTGTCTTCTGCAGTCAGCGTCCATTCTTTTGGTTTATTTTTATCTGGCTTTGAAGCAGTAAGCTGTGAAATCATACTCAAAATACCCTCCTGGGTTTAGCGTTTGTCCGTAGTATAGAAGCCACTTCCATTAAAAGTAACTCCTACATTAGAGTATACTCTAATTAACGGAACATTGCAAGTATTACAATTTGGTATTTGCTCTTTTTCTGAAATACCCCTAGAAATTGTTTTAGAAGTATTACAGCCTTTACATCTGTAGTCGTAAATAGCCATTATCTTAGTTTGATAATCTGTCCAACTTTGATTTGATTAGCATTTTTAAGCTTATTTAAACTAACAAGCTTTTGCACTGTGGTTCCATACCTAGATGCAATTTTGCTTAGTGTATCCCCAGAAACAACTTTATGTGCCGTTTTAGGGGCATTTGCGGGCTTCTGAGTGGCCTTTGTAGCGGGCTTAGCAGCTGGCTTAGCTGCAGGCTTTGCAGGCTTTGGCTTGGCCTCAACTGGCTTTGCAGCTGCACCTGGTGTATTAGGAGAGCTGGCCTTGTTTGATGGAGCAGATCCAACATTGGCATAATCTGCAGCACCTTCAAGGGCAATTAGAGACTTCATAAACTCAATTGGCTCAACGAATCCCTTGCCATCGTCAGACCATCCGTGTGTCTTTCCCTTCCAAATTTCCCAGTGCAAATGTACGCCAGTGCTCATACCGCTGGTCCCCATCGTTCCAAGAAGATCTCCAGCTTTAACTTTATCACCCTGCTTAACCTTCATTGAACCCTTAACAAGGTGGGCATACAAAGAGCTATAAAATTGACCATTAATGTTATGCGTAATCTTTACGTAATATCCAAAACCACTTGGCTCACCGTTGTCTTGTTTTGTCTTGGATGGTCCAGCATATGTAACTGTTCCAGGATATGGAGCATAAATACCACGATCTTTTCCAGCGGTATAAATAATGTCAGTTCCATTGTGATGCTTGCGTGTTTTCTTTACTGGGTGAATTCTCCAACCCATGTAGCTAGTTACTCTCCAGTGCTTGCCTAGCAAGCCAGAAAGTGGCATTTGTGCTTTAGCCATAAAATCTCCTTTTGAATAATTATATCACTAATAAGGAGAGCCACCTGTGAGATTCGAACTCACGACCCTCCGCTTACAAGGCGGATGCTCTGGCCAACTGAGCTAAGGCGGCGTAGTCCCAACGGGATTCGAACCCGTGCTACTGCCGTGAAAGGGCAGCGTCCTGGGCCACTAGACGATGGGACCAAGCGACTCTGACCAGACTTGAACTGGCGACCCCTACCGTGACAGGGTAGTGCTCTTACCAACTGAGCTACAGAGCCAGAGCGGATAGCGAGAATCGAACTCGCACATTAACCTTGGCAAGGTTACGCACTACCACTATGCAATATCCGCAATTTGTCTGCTTTATCTCATTAGGAGAGTGGTGCAGACTAACCATTAGCTCCCCCTCGTGGATTCGAACCACGAACCTTAGAGTTAACAGCTCTCTGCTCTGCCATTGAGCTAAGGGGGATAGCCTATTTACTTGTTTGTAGCTGCTGCAATAGCTGTTGCTACAGATGTAGTAAATCCAACCATAACTGGATTTGCATCAGTAAGAGTAATTGCAAAAGAATCGTGCAGTCCCTGCAATGCGGTTCTAACAGACTTTAGTCTTGTGCTTGTGTGCGTTGGTCCAGATAAAACAATGTCAGATAGCTGTGTGCTTCCAGCATACACTGTTGACCCAACAGCGATAGCGTCAGAAATGCATGCTGGGTAGTCCACCTGGTTTCCTCTTACATGGTTTCCAGATGATGCATAGAACTTAACTCCAGCATTCTTTAGTGTAGCAATAGCGTTTACAATGCCACTGTGTGCCACCTGCACATTTACTCCTGGAGAAGATGGCGTACATCTAGATCCATTGCCTGCATTATAAGAAAATGATACAGACTTAATGTTGTATTGAGACGCATTTGCAGATACCCACTTTAGTGCTTCAAGTAGCTGAACTCCAGTTACAACGCCAGTTTTTGTAGTTCCAGCCTCAAGAAGTATGAGGTGTGCCGATGGGTTGCTTGCCCTTGCAACATCTGCCATTATGGTGCCGTGATTAAATGCCTTAAACTGAGAAGCATTTCTTGGGACTACCGCAGAATTACATACTGATACAGAAGTAACACAAACCTCTGTGACCTGACCATCAATTAGTTGTGACTCAAAGTTAACATCAATGATTGCTATGGCACCCTGAGTATTTGCCTGAGCTGGTGCAATGCCAACTAGTGCAAAAATAGTAGCAATAATGATTGCTAGTTTCTTCATATTTTTTATACCCTTCAATTTATTTATCTATTAGTTTAATTACGTGCAAGCATGGGTCTCCCCCATCTTCCCACTCTTTTTCTTCTTCTTCTGTCATATGCGGGTCACCATCGTGAGTGTTACAAAATGGCTCAGTTACCCAGCCCTTATTTATACCCATCTCTAACCAAGCCCAAAACTGAAGCTTGTCTAGATCAGTATTAGTATTGTCACTCATATGAGAAACCCCTCTGTATTATGTATCAATTATACAAAACACAAAGGGGTTTGTCAAATATATTTTACTGTTCTTCTTGGCCTTCTTCAAATTCTGGCTCTGATTCCACAGCTTCTTCTACGGCTGGTTCTTCATTTTTGCCATTTTGGCCAATTAGAATACCTGCCAAAGTACCAGTAATAAAGGTTGCAATGCTTCCAAGAACATTAAAGAACATCTTGTCGTTCTCAGATTGTGCACCAATTGGCTGGGTTACAAAAATTAAGGCATACAAAATACCCACTGCTGTCATCAATAAAATAGATCCAAGAATAAGACCAAGAGAAAACTTTAGTCTAGCCTCTAGCTCTGATGATGTATATCTTTTTCCCATTATTCCTCAACTTCTACTGTTTCGGACTCTGTTGCTTCTTCAACAATTTCCTCTTCTATTGTAGCAGATTCTGTAGCCAATGGGTCATATCCAAGCAAATCTGTTGTGCATGTGCCTGCAGCCTCACAGACTGGTGGAACGCACTCCTCAGTTCCCCAGTTAGCTGGGTCCTGGCAGGGGTATCTATAGTGACCATCATAGCCACATCCAGAAAGGGTAAAGGCTAAAATGGATACACCAATTAGGGTAATAGTCTTTTTAATCATGGGTATATTATACCGCAAATTATTCTTCGTCTTTTTCTCTACGAATTGGATAGGTTATAATCCAGATAGCTAGTGTTACCAAGATTAATAGTCCAGTTAGATCCCTGGCACTGCCTTCCAAAACTAGCCAGGCAACTACCATACCAAGCAGTGTCCAGGACTGGTCAATGATATCTTTGAACAATCCAGCTAGAAATTTCTTCATTTACGGCCTCCTTATTGATGCTGCCGTGGCAGCTGTTGTTGTAGCTGTTATTGCAACCTGTCCAACAATGACTGCTGCAACAACAACATCTTCTGATTTTTCACGGATTTCTGGTGACATGTCTGCACCAACATTTCCAAGATTATTAAATACTTCTAATACTGCTCCTGCAACATTTCCAATCAGTGGAATTTCTGCGAGTTCAGCTGGCAACTCTAAGTCATCTGCTTCTGCAACTACCATCAATGCATCTAGGGCTGCCTCATAGGCCTCAGAGCCTGGCTCTGCTGTTTCAAATACTTCTAATGCAGCTTCTTTAATTGCCTCTGCCTGTGCCTCAGTTAATTGTGTAGGCTCAATACTTGCAAGTTCCTCAACAAGTGAAACAATGTTTTCAGCAGATACCTCTTCTTTTAGCTGCACTGGTGCTTCTGGTTCTGCAGGCTCTGGCTCTGGTGTGGGTTCTGGTTCTGGAGCAGGGTCTGGCTCAGTTACTGGTTCTTCCGTTGGTTCTTCTGTTGGTTCTGGTTCAGGGCTTGGTTCTGGCTCTGGAGTAGGCTCAGGTTCTGGAGTAGGTTCAGGTTCTGGTGTCGGATCAGGCGTAGGTTCAGGTTCTGGAGTAGGTTCAGGTTCTGGTGTCGGATCAGGCGTAGGTTCAGGTTCTGGTGTTGGTTCTGGGGTTGGTTCAGGCTGTGGAATTACAACTGGTTCTGGGGCAGGTGTGGGGGCAGGCAAATTAGAAATAGCATTTGTTGTAACCACATATGCGGTTTGAACTTTTGTTTCTGCGTTTTCAACAACAATAATTAAATTACTTATAACATTTTGTGTGTTCTGTAATGCTGTTGTAAATTCTGATAATGCTTGTGCTTCTACCGTATTAGCTTGTGACGATACAGATTGTGCAACTGCAAGAGAAGTAGATGCCTGCTGAACAACTATTGTTTGTAGGCTTTTCTGTGTTTGTAAATTAACCAATATTGCTGATTCAGAGCTTACCACCTGTTGCTGTTGAGCAATTAATTCTGCAGAAACGGAGTCTACTATTCTTGGAGACATTGTAAATATAGTGCCACCATTAGAATATCTAACGCCAATTCTTGGACCACCGTAAAGACCTTCTGTATTTCCAGATATTTCTGAATAACCAGTCCATTCTCCAGTAGCTGGATCAACCAACATATTCCAAACCACGCTTGTTAGTGGGCCATTGCTATCTCCAAATCTATGCAATGACCACTCAACTGTTAATGTATTGTCTGTAGTTGTTACTTTAGTGTATGCACCTGCTCCTGCAGTCATCCAGTCAGACTGGTATACATATATACCAGTTGTCTGTGGCCAATCCCAAAATGTGTGATCCCCCTGACCAAAAGAAATAAATGCTTTAGATGTTACATAAATTTGACTAGCACTGCCTTGGCCTTCGTATAAAGTGTTTCCCATTCTAATATCAAATGGAACATCGATTTTTGTAGATGCATCCCACATTGGTGGAAGGATAACGCTAGTAGTAGATGCTGTGCTTGCCTCTACTGAGTTTGTCCAACCTGGGCTAGATATTTGAAAACTATTTGATGGCACATTGGTTAGGGCATTCAGCTCAGACTGCTCTTGCTGAACTATCTGTTGCTGTCCCGATACCGCTGCACTAATGGATGATAGGTCAATTACTGCCTGGCTATAACTTGTTTGTGCCACAGCTAAATTAGAATCTGCTAGCTGTGAAGAGGCAACTGCAAGCTGGTAGGAGTCTTGCTTTTGCTTGACATCCCATAGTGCGTCAGAGGCACTTGATAAAGCCTGGGAGGCCTCTGCTACAGCTGTGGTAGCTAATGTTATTACTTCAGATACAGAAGCAATATCTGCAGACCCTCCACTAACAAGCTGTTGTATTAGTGCACTTGTGCTAGCTAGGTTTTCTGTTACAACCTGTATTTGAGATGTAGCTGTAGTCACAGTGATTTCTGCTTGCGTTACTTGCTGATCTAAAGTTAACGTTACAGAAACCTGTGTAGAAGACCCTTCTGCGTGTGCCAGATCGGCAGCCAAAAAAGTTGGTAAAAATGCTAAAGTTAGAGCAACAAAGGCTCTGTGTGACTTTTTAATTTGTATCACTCCTGATTGGGGTAGCTGGAATGTATGCTTGTATTATTATACTTGTTTATATAAAAATAAAAGGGGCACGGTTTTATCCATGCCCCTTAATATTATTCAGTAAGAAATTACTTAATAAATGCTAGTCTTTCAGCCCTTGGCTTTCCAACATTGTACTTCTTTACAAGTGTGTTGTACTGCCACTTTAGCTTACGAACTTCCTTTGCAGAAAGGTCTTTGCTAGTTGCAAGCTCTAACTTAACAGCAGCAAGCTCTGCACTTATAGAAGTTACCAAATTCTTGGTTACTTCGTGTGCAGCCTTTTCAGCAGCTAGGTCAGCAAGTGCTTTGTCCAGCTCTGCCTGCAAATTACGTGGCTGTGTTACAGCAATAACTGCTGTAGCAGAAGAGCTAGCAGCAAATGCTGTGACGGCTAGAGAGCCAGTGGATGGCAGGGTAACAACATAGCTAACTGTACCAGCAGCACCAGTTGTTGCAGTTGGCGTAGTGATTACACCATTTGAATTAACAATTAGGCTTACTGTTCCAGATGCCTTTGCGTTGTCGTAACGGTCAAAGGCAGATACAACTACTGACTGGGTTGATCCAGCTAGACCAGATGCTGGTGCAGAAAGTGCAACCTTTACAACATCTCCAGCAGTACCCCTAACAAAGTAAGTAGTAGCAGTATTTCCAACTGTAACTACAACAGAACCAACTGCAGTAGTCTTGGTAAATACAAACAGCTCTACGCTACCGCTTGTGCTTGCATTTACTGTAACTGCAGCTGAACCAGATGCATTGGTTGCACCAGTTAGAGTAGTTAGTAGAAATGCATTTGTAGCAGTTGCAGATACTGTCGTTCCAGCAACAACTCCAGAAACAGAAATGCTGAGAGCATTAGATGCTGTTACTGTGTCGCCTGGCACTGGAAGAGCAACTGCTGTTGCAGATGTTGTTCCTCCAGAAGCAGATACTCCAGCCACAGTTAGTGTCTGTGTATTAGCAGAAGCTGCAAGAACTGGTAGAGTGCTTGCAGCAAGGGCTACAGATAGTGCAATAGCCAACTTCTTAATTGTAGTCATATATATATGTTCCTTCTTTGTAGTTTGGACATGATTTTTAGCCATACCCTGTTATATAACCTATCTATTTTACCAGATATTTGCTATTTTGTCAACCACTAAAAATCCCAGTCGTCATCTGTAGTAGATTCGTGCTTGCCAATCACATAGGAGGAGCCTGAGCCAGAGAAAAAGTCGTGATTTTCGTCAGCATTTGGCGATAGGGCCGCTAAGATTGCAGGACTTACCTCTGAGACTTCCTTGGGAAAGAGTGGATCAAAGCCCAGATTCATCAGGGCCTTGTTGGCATTGTAATGCAAAAACTTTTTAACATCTTCTGTAAGCCCCACCTCATCATACAGCTCTCTTGTATACCTAATTTCATTCTCATACAGCTCCATCAAAAAGCCATATGCCCAGTCTTTTAGGTCTTGCTGGCTATTCCAGTCAAGCCTGTTGTATGCGATTTGAAATTTATATCCAATGTAGTAGCCATGTACAGCTTCGTCACGGATAATTAGTCTAATAAGATCTGCAGTATTTGTTAGCTTTGCTCTGGAAGATAAATACATTGGCCAATAAAAACCACTATAAAATAAGAATGATTCCAAAAATGTGGAAGCAATTTTTCTTTGTAGTGGATCATCTCCACGGTACCTTTCAAGTACAATAGCTGCCTTCTTTTGCAAAAACTCATTGTCTTCAGACCACCTAAAGGCATCTTCAATTTCTTGAGTAGAAGTAAGGGTAGAAAATACACTAGAGTATGACTTGGCATGTACAGACTCCATAAAGGCAATATTAGTGATTACTGCCTCTTCATGTGGTGTAATTGCATCTGGCATGATGGACATTGAGCCTACTGTACCCTGGATAGTGTCAAGCATGGTTAGTCCAGTAAATACACGCATGGTGAGAAGCTTTTCATTGTCCCTCAGCGTAGACCAAGACTGAATATCATTAGATAGTGGAATTTTTTCAGGTAGCCAGAAGTTTTGAGTCAGCCTGTTCCATACCTCTAAATCAATAGGATCTTCTACCTTGTTCCAGTTAATTGGTCTTGTAATCATCATTCTCCTTATAGCATGCAGCTTACGCAATTTTCCATCTCTGTGCCCTGCAGAGCCTGCTGACGGATTCTAATATAATAAATTGTCTTAACTCCATTTTTCCATGCATAAATCTGTGCACGATTTACATCACGAGTTGTGGCGGTGTCTTTAAAGAATAGTGTTAGCGATAGGCCTTGGTCAACATGCTGTTGTGCAGCAGCATAAATATCAATAATTTTTTCAGGACCAATCTCGTAGGCATCCATAAAATATTCACGATTATTGTTAGTTAGATATGGGGCTGGGTAGTAGACCCTTCCCATTTTACCCTCTTTACGAATCTCAACCTGTGCAGCAATAGGATGGATTGAGCTAGTACTGTTATTGATATAGCTAATTGAACCAGTTGGTGGAACAGCCTGCAGGTTCTGGTTGTAGATACCGTGCTTCATCACGGAGTCTTTTAGCTCCTGCCAGTCTTTTTGTGTAGGTACATGAATCTTTGCCTCAGCAAAAATTCTGCCAACTTTTTCAGTCGCTGGCTTCCACTCTTGGTGTATATACTTGTCAAAGAATTCACCAGACGCATATTTAGACTTTTCAAACCCTTCAAATGGCGAGCTGGTTTCAATTGCAAGCTTGTTGCTTGCTCTGAGTGCATGGTACAGCACTGTGTAGAAATAAATGTTCGTGAAGTCAACTGATTCTTCATTTCCATAATGCATCCTTTCTTTTCCAAAATATCCGTGTAGGTTCATCTGTCCAAGGCCAATTGCCCTGGACTTTCTATTTCCCTCTGCAACTGACATTACAGAGTCAATATATGATTGCTCTGACACAGAGGTTAGCACACGAATAGCAACCTCCACCGTCTTAGCAAAATCTGGAGACTCCATAGCTTTAGCTATATTTAATGATCCAAGATTACAAGAGATGTCTTTACCAATATCTTTATATGACATATCATTATTGTAAGTAGTTGGAGTATTTACCTGCAGGATTTCAGAGCATAGGTTGGACATATTAATCCTGCCCTCAATTGGATTTACCTTGTTGACATTATCTTCATAGACAATATATGGATACCCTGACTCAAACTGCAGCTCTGCTATTCTTTGGAATAGGTCTCGTGCCTTAATCTTAGACTTACGAATTCGTGGATCGTCTACCATTTCATTATAAAGCTCTGTAACAGATATATCAGACATTGGCTTTCCATATATTCTTTCAACGTCATATGGAGAGAATAAGTACATGTCATCGTTATTTTTTGCAAGCTCTAGGGTAATATCTGGGATCACAACACCGATTGAGAGGGTCTTGATACGAATCTTTTCGTCTGCGTTTTCACGCTTGGTGTCAAGGAATCGCATGATGTCTGGGTGGTGAGCGTTTAGGTAAACAGCTCCGGCACCCTGCCTTGCACCCAGCTGGTTGGCATAGGAGAATGCATCTTCAAGCATTTTCATTACTGGAATAATGCCAGATGACTGGTTTTCAATTTTCTTAATTGGTGCACCAAGCTCACGTATATTTGTAAGGTTAAGACCAACGCCACCGCCACGCTTAGATAGCTGCAAGGAGGAAGTAACTGCACGTGCAATAGACTCCATATTATCTTCTACACGAAGCAGGAAGCAGGAGACAAACTCTCCTCTTTGCTTCTTGCCTGCATTAAGAAAAGTGGGCGTAGCTGGTTGAAATCTATTAGTAATAATTTCATCAACAATGTCTTTTGCAAATTGTTCATCGCCCATAGCGAGCATCAGGGCGTTCATTGCAACACGGTCTTCAAATCGTTCTAGGTATCTCTCTCCATCAAATGTTTTTAGGGCATACTGGGTATAAAACTTGTATGCTCCTACAAATGTTGGAAATCTAAACTTATAACTATATGTGTGCTTAAACAAATCTTTAATAAATTCTGGAGAATACTGATCCAAAATTGACTTTTCGTAGTAGTCATTTTCAACTAAATATCCAAGCTTTTCTTCCAGGCTGTGAAAGAAGACGGTGTTCTGGTTTACGTGATCTAGAAAGTATGCCTTGGTAGCGGCCTTATCTTTGTCAAACTGGATTTGGCCATTGTCATCATAAATGTTCAGCATGGCATTTAGCTCGTGATAGCTTAGTTTAGTTTCCATATAATGTTTCCAACCTTTGTTTAATTATTTCTACATCTTCTGGGGTACCCAATAACTCTACCCTGGCAATCACTGGTACACCAGTTTTAGCAGATACCATATCTGCTGCCTTACAATAGTGTTCGCCAAAGTTTGTGTTGCCAGTTCCAATGACACCACGTAACAAATCTCTATTATGAGAATTGTTTAAAAATAATTTTACTGATTTGGGGATGGCTGGCGATTCATTTCCGCCACCATAAGTAGGTAAAACAAGGACGTACTCGTCATCCACAGTAAAGCTAATGGCATCGCTAGAACGAACTGGAATACGAATTCCTGCATCTGTTACCTTTTCTACAAATCTTTTAGTGTTTTCAGAATAATTTGAAAAGTATACGAGAGAGATTGGCAAAGACAATTCTCTCACTCCTATAACAAATTAAACTGATTTAAGTAATCCTCAACATCTTTTTCGGATGGTTTGGTCCTATATTGTATCACGTTTTTATCTTGAATTTCAAGTGCTGTTTTTGGCCTATCTCTAAAAGTATGAATCTCAACTTCTTCATTAAGGTTTCTTGGAGTATGAGAAATTGCACCATAAATAGCACCACAAACGGCATCTGCTAAGTCCTTTGATTTTTTGCGTGGGTGGTCAACCCTATTACCACGCATAATTTTTAGCTCTGTAAGCTCTTCAAATAAAAGATCAATGGATGGCATTACCAATCTGTCTTCATATACCAACATTGCCATGTCTTCATAATGCTTTTTAGCAACTGAAACAGTATCTGTTCTCATGCCTACAGCCTTTAGCTCATTCTGGATGTCGAATGATTGCCAGCGGTCAAATGAGACAATTCCTATGTTAAATCCAACCCTTCTTAGATTCTGTATCCATTGCTTTACCTCTGATAAGTTTACTGGACCTTCTGCCCTTGGCTCCCACCAGGCAACTGCATCTACAATCACAACTGGGGCAATTTGTTCGTAGTCTTTTATAACTTGAATGTTTACCCATTTTTCTACGTGAGCAATTGCAACAGCACACTTGTCATGCTTTTGTGCAAGGTCAGCGTGAACATAATAAATTTTTTCTGGGTCTGGCTTAAACGTTTCTTCAAATCTTCTAAAATTATCAATGGGGTTTCTTATTGACATTGCCTGCTTTAGCTTATCTCTTTGCTTAAAAAATGCGTCAGATGAGAATGTTGGTATGCATGCAAATCTTTGCATAGCGTCACCCATGTCTGTATAAAACGCTAGTTTAAAATCATCTATTTTTCTAGTTGGATTAACCACCCAGGTTGGTCTTTTTAGTGCAAACACTCCTGGATACTTATAACTAATAATTTCATCTTCATCCCAGCTAATTTCAAGACTGTTTCCCTCTTGTGCTTCTGGCAAATCTGGATTCATTATGAACTTATGAGTTTTTGTAGTTACATCTTTTTCTGCAATAACGTCATCATATCTTTGGGAGATAAAGTCTCCAGGATATCTTGGGAATGAAAGTAGTGCCACTTTCCCCAAATCTGGAAAACGAGAGTCTACTGATGCACGGAATGCTTTATAGATATTATCTGCAGTTTTACCCTGATCATTGCCCGTGCCAACTTCCTGGGCAAAACCAGAAATTTCGTCAAGGACTGCAAGTATAAGGTTGAGACCTTCGTGAGATTCTCTTTCCGAGTGTCCAGAATATACTGTAATAGATTTATCAAATTCAATACTTTCAGCCTTAGCGTAAAACTTACCAGCGAACCAAGGGGACTTCTCAATCTTAGTTTTAAATCCTTTAAAGAAAACATTCTTCGCCTGTTGGGCATTAATAGCAACGTTAATGATGTCAATGGCATCACCACTAGGCTTACCAAAATATCGTGCAGGATCTTTAAGACATAATAGCTTATATACAATATAAGCACATGCAACTGTTGACGTAAAATCTTTACCACTTCCCTTTCCTAGCTGAAGTATAATCTCGTTTTTGGTATATTTATTATAGTGTCTAGATCCACTTTCAGTGCCCATCAAGGCTATTAGGTCTTGTTTTCTATAGACCTGGCTCATTGCCTCCACAATATCGTACTGGATAGCTGATAGCGGTGGCTGGTTTAAATAATGCTCGCCTTCTACAAATGTCTTTGCATCTACTGGCTTTTCTTCAAAAACATTATCTTGCAATGCCTCTAAAAAATCATCAAACATTACTGGCTCACAATCGTAATTGTTTCTCCAGGACGTGTGGCATCAGATAGCCTCCTCATAATCTTATCCCTGACTTCTGGATGCTCTGAAGCAATATCTTTTAATATGCCTATAAGAATTTGCTGACGGTTTTCTATCTCAATCATTTCTTCTGCTAGCTCTTTGTTTTCTAACAGTCCAGCTTTTTGTAGCATATCAATTCTTCTAGACTCTAGGTCCATAACAAGCTTAATTGCAGCAGTCTTTGCTGGAAGATTTGCAACGGTTGTCGCCTCGTCAATTACTTCATAAGCTTTTTCAATTAGCTTGCTATAATGCGTATCTGCAACCACAAGGGCTTCTTTGGCACGTGCACGAATAGCTGCATTATCTGCAGCCATAGCCTTCCATTCATTTAAATAAGCAACTACAGTTTGTCTTGGTATGGCAAGTTCTTTTGAAATTTTAGTTGGATCACTGCCCTTTAAATACTCTCCAACAACCTTATTGACTTGGTCTAAATGATTAATTAGGTCTTGCTCAGCTGACACGGCTTCTCCTCTTTCCACGTTGAGGAATTCTCTTTATTTGATCCTCTTTAAAAGACCTAAATGTAGAAGCAACTCCTCCAATAATTTGAAAACAATCTACCCACTGAGAGCCAGTTAAATTATTTTTGGTAAGCCCAATAAACTTAAATCTATCTCCATGTTGGCCCTTGACCTTGATCATATCGCCTTCATTAATTTCAAAGCCGTCAATTGTTACTATTGGCAATGTTTCAAAGTATGTTGGCTTTACATCTGCCTTTTTACGCCTTGCCATTTTTGTCCTTTGCAATTTTTAACAAAATCAAATACCCAATTAGGTCTTCAATGTCATTGTCACCTGGCCAGTCATGCCCGTTTTGAATCCTAGACAGCTTATCATCAATCCTAACCAAAAGCTGCTCTACAGTATCCGCCTTAGAAAATACACGAATAGGGTGCAGGGCAGAGTCTCCATATGACTTATTTTTTGCAATTAGCAAATCCGATACTTGCTTAGTTACTTTTTCAATTTCTTTTTGTGTTTGTAGACTCATCTGCGTGACTTTCTTAATCCAAATTTTGCAAGGTATACATAAATTGTTTCTACGCTTACCCCGCACTCCTTTGCAATTTCTTCTGGTGTTTTTTTATCCATGTGGTATCTTTTCTTAAGCCACAATTCATTTGTATATAGTTTAGCAGACCCCATCTTATTTGTCAATCCTCTCCCAGTTGCCTATGGCATAATGACCAACGCCTATAGCATCTGCAACATCATTATCATCTATGTCAATATCATAATTAATATTAACAAAATTAATTGTTTTTTGTTTTCTGATCTCACGCTCGTGCTGTTTATACCAAGACTCTGACTTACCTGGATTTGTTTTTCTAATCAAAACTTTTGCGTCTTTTGTCAGTTTGCCATTACCAATGTAAGTCTGCCAAGCAATTGGATTAATAGAACCAGAAAGTTTAATTCCATTTTGAGCCGCTGCACCAAGCAACGCTCCTTGGATTAGGGCTAGGTCTGCTGCTGTCTTTGGGCTGTTTAAATAAATAGTATGTTCTATTACGATGGCATCAATCTGATCTTTAAATTTCTCAAAGAAGGCAACTGACTTTCTGGCAGAATCTTTAATTTTTTGGTATGTATTTATTCCCTCAAATTTTATTTTACCAAATGACATTAAATTACCATCTTTAAAAATAGCAAATGCAAAATTATTTGTGCTTGCATCTATAGAGCAAATGCTTGTTGGCCTATTGGTCAGGCTGCTTATCTTTACCATTTGCCATTCCTTTTATTTCCTTTAAAGCCTTGCTGACATCATTTGGATTTACTAGACAGCTGTCGCATAGAATTTCATCATTATATGCAGACAATTTAGTTTTGCAATTTTTGCAATATCTTGTCTTTTGGTGCATCTTTTTTCTTCTAACAATCGCATATCTTTCTGCCACCTTTTCCTTAGTAGCCTCTTCTCTACACTCAGGCGAGCAATAAATCTGATACTTAACCTTAGTTTCAAACGGAGTATTACACCATTGACAATTCTTCATTTAGTGGCTCCAGGGACCTAATCTTTATATCTCCCTTGCCAGCTTCGTCACAAGTTGCCCTTAAAGGACATGTCTTGCAAATCTTTGAGTTGGACCTATAGTTCTTTTCTGGGAGCCTTTTGTCTTCCCAGGCTTTACGAACCTCTTTCATCCACTCAAATGTCTGACTTACCCACTTAATGTAATAATCATTTATTTCTACTGGTATAACAAGCAGATCGTGATTATTTTTGTTCTCATAAATTAATACCGCTTTGGTTTTGTTTAATATTCTCATATATATTAAAAGCTGAACAAGATGACCAAGCTTTGGTTTACCGCTTGCTTTGCGGTACTCAAAGCCCTCGTTTGGCATTGTTTTAATTTCTCCAAGAAGATCTTCTCCGCCCCAGTCAAGAAGCACATCTCCAAAACCAAATATGGGCGGATCATTCCAAGTAATCTTAAACTCAGAGTCTTTAAGTATTCCAGCGTCTGCCATTGCTTGCTGAATTCTTTCGTGAGATTTTGTTCCAGCAGTCATGTTTGCACCACCATAAGGGTCTGTATTATCCTCAAATGTTGCACCCTCAAATGCTAAGTACCAATATCTTGGACACTCACCATGCGAGTACGCAATTGTGCTTGGGGCGAAAGAATTTTTCTTAGCAAATTTTGACTCACGCTTGGCGATATAGCCGTAATTAATTTTATCAATTAAAGCCTGCGTGTCAAGAAATGACTTCTTTACTTTATCTTCTGCCTTTAGCATTACCTGCTGCAATAAATTTTTTGCCATAATGTTATTTAACTATATACTTTAACGCTGATACAAGATCCGTAATTGCTTCGTGTGCAGTAAAGTATATGTTTTTCTTCTCTCTATTTCCTTTTTCGACATTTACCATCCAGGTTGCCCTAAAGGCCATCTTAGCTGCAATTGCCTGTAGTCTAACAATCTCCACAGTAGCTACCTGTAATGGAATATCTGGCTTTAGAATTAGCTTGGCAATGGTAGTAAGAGCAGAGGTTAGCTCTTCATCTTTCATAAAATCGGCTATTTCTGCTAGACCATTTACTAATTCTAATGTTGTTTTATCTGTTTTTACTTCTTTTTCCACCATAATATTATACCACTCCCTCAGTATCTATGGTAGCCTGAATGGCCTGTTTTTCCTTGCTGGTTACCTTGCCATTTGGCACAAGCCATGGCAAAAGAATGTCATATAGATCTACTAAAAGATTAACATCTTGTATCTGATATTCCTTCATTTCTTTCCAGGCTTTCTTGTCTCCATCCATACATCTTAGCCAGAGGCTAAAGCCAGAGTGCTTAACCTTTGCACCAACATCCAACTTTTGTGCAACATAATCTAATTTATTTGAGGGAAACAAAAAATTAGCTTTTGTAACACTCATCAAATCAAGGTCTTTTACTGTTGATGGTGGCATCATTCCGTTCTCTAAAAATTCACGGTTAATGTGCTTGTGGTCAAATGCTGCTGAGTTCCATCCAACAAGAACATCTGCTTCATCCATTAGGCCATGAAGGTCTTCAAGCATGGCCCTTTTGCCATCGTGATAGACAGACCTAAACATAACCTTTCTTTCTCCAAGCCATCTGGCACCAAAGCAAAGCATCTCTGTGCTCTTTATAATTTGATCAATGCTTATGTTTTGATCAAACAAGCCCCAGGTATAAACCTGCATTGGTGTTGTTTCAATATCTAAGAATAATGTTTTCATAATTAGTCCTCTAGTAACTGCTCTAATAAAGATAGCTCTATTATTGCCAGTCTTGTTTTTCTATTTCCTTCTCCCAGTACCACAACGATAGCTGGATCGTTTCCGTTTTTGATTGCATCTGTAGCGGCCTTTGCCCAATTGTCCTGATTAACAGTAAAACCTTTCGGGTATTCTTTAAAGTCTACCGTGAAATTTTCCCAGGTAGCATCACCCTTTTTAATGCCACGCCCACTATTTTTAGTTTGCTTGGCACCAAGACGCTTAGTCTCCGCTCTCTCGCTCATAATCTTTCTTATTTCTTTTTGGTTGAATTAATGTAACAACGCTTATGTGCTTCTTGCTACACATCCAAGTTGTATCTTTTGTATCAAAATAAAATCTCATTGACTTAACCACTTCTTGGCAAGTATGACATGGAAATTCTCCATGATATATTTCATACTTACTAGACATTTAGCTTTGCCTTAAGCTCATTTTGATATTCAGTATTTTCTTTTACATATCTGATAAAGCCATCTCTACCTTGAATCTTTTCTCCGTTTTCTAGCTTATACCAAGCACCAGTTCTTTCAATTAACCCGTTCATTTCAGCAGTGTCAACTAGATCTGCTATTGAATCAATGCCAAGGTTATCTCCACGGAAATAAAAGTCATACTCTCCGCTTTGAAATGCTGGAGATGTTTTTGAGAATTGAATTTCCCACCTAACTTTTCTACCAACCTTTTCTTCAATAAGCTTATCCCCTACTGGTATCTTCCCCTTAAGTGCTTGGTTTTCTGACTCAGACGAGAACAGCTTAATGACTGTAGATGAGTAAAATTTAGTTGACTGACCGCCAGTTGGTTGCTGGCTTGTGTACATTGCATTAATATTGTTTCGTGATTGTGAAATAGCAATAACCAAGGTTGGCTTTACTTTATTGTTTGCATAATTAATCATCTTCCATGCATTGCTAAAGTCACGTGACTCTGCACCAATCTGCTTGGTATTCTCTAAAGACTTTAGTTCGTCAGAGTCTTTTTCAAAGTAAATTGCTGGCAATAGTGACGTAATGCTGTCTATTACAATAAGGTCTACACCTGCTTGCATTAGTGCTACAGCAACATCTACCATTTCATTAATAGTTCTAGCCTGTGAGTAGATTAGGCCTTCAGTATCTACCCCAAGGTGCTTGGCCCATGCCTCGTCATAAGACATTTCTGCGTCAATCCATGCACAAAGCTTGCCATCTTTTTGTGCCAAAGCTATTGTCTGAAGGCATAGCGATGACTTTGCACTGGACTTGCTGCCCCATATTAAGACCTGTCTTCCGTATGGCAAACCTCCATTTAGTGCCCTGTTTAATCCTGGGCTAGGCGTTGCCTGCGTTTCAGTTTTAATTCCAGCACCCGTAGCAAGCCTGCTTCTAATCTTTGGATCTAGCAGTGCTAGAGCCTCTTCAACCGTTGTCAATTATGTCCTCCATTATTACTGTTCCATCTTTTGTTTTACCAAAAGAAAACTTATATGCGTTACCTTCTTTTATTTTCATGTATGCTTTTGCAAACTGAGTTGGGAAAATAGTAACTGAGTGCAGCTCTCTAGATACATCTGCCAATGTTAAATAACCCATTTTCTTTCCAGCCTTTGTAACTCTTGGCTTAAAAGACACAACATACATTTCATCTTCTTTATATGGCAACTGTTTATAATTTAAATATTTAATTATTGCTGATTCTATTTTTCCAATTTCATCTGCTGGTATTGCCCCAAGTATTCTATTGTCACTTGCCAACAACAGGTATGTTCTACCTGGTTCAATTGCAGTTTGCTCATCATCAAAGATGCCTACGCTGCCAGTTCTATCTAAAACTTCTACCCGTGACCAGCCCTTGCCACGCTTTATAGACTTTACCATGCCCATCAATATAAATGATCCCTTTTCTTCAAACTCCTCTACGTCATTAATAAATGCATAGAAGTGTTGTGGGATAGTGATGTTAAATTCTGGCAAGTTAAGATATTCATAAAGATTACTTCTAATCTCTTCGTCATTTCTTGGATTGTCTGGAAATGTTAGTGCTCCAACTTTACGAAGTGCCTCTAGCTGTCTACTTGTTACGCCATTACCCTTTCTCATAAATAGCTCACGAACTTGTTCATAAGAATTAAATGGGCGATTCTTTATGCATATTCTTGCAGCATTATCAGAAATAAACTTAATGCTAGTTAGTCCAAATCGAATTCCCTTGCCCTCAATCTTAAAGTCAGCATCTGATTCATTGACGTGCGGTAGTTTAATTGATATGCCCATTCGCTTTGCTTCAATAAGATATTCTGTACGTGCATCATTGTCTTTTTCATTCTTAAGAATAGAGTACATAAATTCAAGTGGATAATAATATTTTAACCACGCCGTCCAATACGAGAGAGTAGAATACGCCACAGCGTGAGACTTATTAAACGAATACCCAGCATGGGCCTCAAAATCAGACCATAAATCACGTGCGACATTAGGAGCGATATATTTTGAAGCACCTTCAACAAACCTGTCTTTAAACTGGTCAAACTCTTTCGCATCTTTCTTCTTTCCAATAATTTTACGAACTTTGTCAGCTTCTGCCATTGTCATGCCGCCAAGATTTACACAGGCTTGCATAACCTGCTCTTGGTACAAGATACATCCATAAGTATCTTGTGTAAACTCTTTCATAACCTGGTGGTGATATGCAATGTTTTGCTTACCATGTTTACGAAGAATATAGTCTTTTCCAATGGTATTCATAGCACCTGGACGAACTAGAGCATTTGATGCAGCAAGCTCATTAAAGTTTTTAACGCCCATCTTAACTAGCAAATTTGTATATGGAGTAGCTTCACATTGGAATACGCCCTTAGTATATCCAGAAGATAACATGTCATATACCTTTGGATCTTCCATATCAATTCCTAGCAAATTGATTTCTTTATAGTGCCTTTCTTTGATAATATCAAGCGTATCCCTGAGAACAGACAATGTTTTAAGACCAAGTGCATCAATCTTAATCAGACCAATACGCTCAGCCTCCTCCATGTCAACGCCTACGACTGGAATTCTTTCTTTATTTCCTGGTGACGTTCTCGTTTCCATTGGAGCATACTTAAATATTGGATACTTAGAAGTAACAACACCAGCAGCGTGAATGCCAGTCCCCCTAATACGTCCACGAAGTTGCTCGCCATATTTTTCAATTTCTGGATACTTCTGCCTAAACCACGCAGCTTGTTTTGAATTACAGTAATCATCCCAAGTGTCCACCACCTTCATAACTTTATTTACATCTGTCAGTGGAATGTGTAGCACACGAGCAATATCTCTAACAACGCCCTTATCTTTAAACTGTAAGAAGGTCGCAATAGACGCTACGTGCTTATACTGCCTGACAAGATAGTCTTTAACTTCTTCACGCCTTGAATCTTGAATATCTGTGTCAATATCTGGAAAGTCATTACGCTCTGGATTAATAAAACGGAAAAATAGCAATCCATGCTTAATTGGATCAATGTCTGTGATACCTAGCGTATAACAAAGCAATGAGCCTGCGGAAGATCCACGACCTGGTCCCACCATGATGCCCTGCTTTTTTGCCCACGCTATCATAGAGCGGACAACAAGAAAGTATGGGGCAAAATTCTTTTGCTTAATGATTGTTAGCTCTTCGTCCAGCCTATCTAGATATTGTTTTTCTTCTAGTCCACGATCCTTTAGACCAGCTAAAGCCAATTCTTTTAGCTCATTGTCTGGATTTTGATATTGAACTGGAAGAAGGTCTAGGTGGTCTTTAATCTCGTAGTCTTCTACTTTATGAGAAACTTCAATGGTATGTTTGTAGATATCTTCACGGTCAATGCCCTGCTCTTGCATAGCTTGGTGCATTTCTTCACTAGACAAAAGATGAATATCAAAGTTAGTAAAACTAATTTCTCTTTCTCCGTATAAATAGTTAAGCCTATCCATGAGGTTTTCATGCTTTAACGATTTATCATAGGTAACATCTTTTTGTACCTTGTTTGAATAGCTATTAAGAATAAGCTTTAACTCCTGAATTTCTTTTTGTCCAGTGTGTGCGTGGTGGCAGTCTGGAGTAACAATAGCTTTTACGCCATACTGATCAGCTAGGGATATTAGCTGCCTGTTTACTTCTGCTGGATTGTGTGGCATTACCTCAATGTAGTAGTCTTCACCAAATACACGCTTGTGCCATTCAATAATTCTTTTGGCTTCTGCCAACTCTTCTGCCTCAATAGCTTTTGCTAGAGCACCAGAGAGGCACCCAGAAAGAACAATTAGTCCTTCTGAGTACTTCTCTAGTGTCTCATAGTCAAAGCGTGGTTTTTTGAAGTAGCCTTCAGTCCACGCAATCTCATTGAGCTTATTTAGGTTTTCTAATCCAACACGGTTTTTGGCAAGGACAATAATGTGGTTATAAACCAAGTCCAGCAAGCCGTCTCGTACATCTGGTGCACGTTGGTCTTTCCTGTCGTTAGTAATGTAACCCTCTATGCCAAGAATTGGCTTTATGCCTTTTTCTTTGGCTATCCTATAAAACTCTCTGTGTCCAGAAAGCGAACCATGGTCAGTAATTGCCAGTGCATCCATACCCAATTCCTGAGCACGTGACAAATACTCTTCTGGTGTGGCTATCCCATCAAACAAAGAGTAATGTGTGTGGACGTGAAGACCGTTATAGCTCAACTATTGCCTACCAGTCAATGTTTGATGATGTGACTGATGGTGTGTCAAAGCCAAGATAAAACGACTCTTGCTCTGCATATGGAATCTTGTTTAGTGCTGATTCCAGTGGGAAAGGAGTAATTCCACTCCAGTTAAATGGCTCTGCATCTGGTGCAACGGGGATTAGGGTATAGTTTGTCTCTGTACCCTGGCCATTTCGCTTTAGCTTCCACTGTAGATTTGAAATGCTGCCAGTGTCCAAAGCATATTCTCTAATGGTGTTGAAAACAGATTGCTTGCTTACACCCATAGACCAAATAGCAACATATGGGGCTTCCATGCCATCGTCAATAAGAACGTTGCAGTAGAAGCGTAGCTTTGCCTTCCAGCCAGAGTTGCCCTTTGGATCTTTGCGGTACATCTCTTCTGCCCAGTCACGGCCTTCTGTATCCATTGTGTCCAAAGCCTTACGCTTGTAGTCCTTTGGATTGGAGTGCTCTTTAACAACTAGAGCAAGTCCACGGTCTGGCGAATAGCTTGAGCTATCCTCGTCCAGCTCTTCAATAAAACGAATCTTTACAGACTGGCCATCTGCTAGCTTAAGCCAGCGAACCTTTGCTCTGTTCTCATCGTACTTTGGCTTATCAAGTAGTGCATTGATATCCTTTAGCCCTTTAATAATACTCATTTTTTCTCCTATATTTTGGTGTATTAGTTTAGCATGTTGGCTATTGACTTGTCAAATGATACTTCTAGTTTTTTAATATGATCGTCAGACATGTCGCCTATATCTTTATATTCTTTATTCAGTTGTATAACGGAAACACGAGATCCAAGCTTTTCTTGTACTCTGTCTCTCATATTACCGCCAGCCTCATCGTTATCAGCAATAATAATTATATTATTAAAGTACTTTTGAAGCAAGTCTATTTGGAAATTTGACACATTTGCACCAAGAGTTGCAACGGCTGGAAGCCCACACTGGTCAAGCCTTATGGCATCAAATGAGGACTCTACTACATATACCTTATCTGCTGCCTTTATGCGGTGCAAGTTAAACAATACCTTAGCCTTTGGCAAGCCTGGTGTGTTTTTAAATTCTTTGCCTTCTATAGATCTACCAACAAAGCCAACTGGCATTCCAGATGGTGAGTGAACTGGGACAGTTACCATATCCTGTTTTTCAGAAAAGCCCAACGAAAACTTTCGCATAGACTCTTCGTGAATTTGTCGTCCAGCAAAGTATCTTATTGCTCTTGGCGATTCTACTGCTTGACTGGCAAGCCTTTTAATTAAAATTTCATCAAACTGAACATATTCAGGCTTTGCCACTAATTTTTTGTTTACCTCGTCCTCAATATTGCTTTGCTGCTCTTTTGATTTAATAAATCTAGCTGACTCAAAATAAGTTCTGCCAGTTGTGTGCATAACAAGCTCTATAAGATCTGCTATTTTGTGGCAAGAAAAACAAAAGAAAGTACCCCTATACTTATCTACTTCTCCAGCAGGCGTTCTATTGTTTACGTGAAATGGACAGAAAATAATATAATCAGTATCAATCTCATTTTCAATAGTGAGGCCTGACCCTATTACTATTCTTTTTATTTGTTCTGGCGTATATGAATTTGATGTATTTTTTTTATTCATTATTTCTCTTTTCCACCATTATACCACGCAAATCCTAGTTGCCCTCATAGTCTTTATACTTGTACCAGCCTTTGTCAAAATCAACCTGTACTAAGAATTCGCCCATAAATCCATTACGATTCTTTCTAAATACGCACTCAATAACGTCAGAATTTGGTCCACGACCTAGGGCCATAACCCAGTCAGCATCATACGCAATCTGGCGTGACCATGCTGTCTGGCCAAGCGTAGGAACAGTGTCAAGCTTGGTGACATCATCTGGTGTTGCAGACGAAATGGCAATAATTGGAACCTCTTCAGAGATGGCCATTAGCTTTAGCTCACGAGAAAGATTCTTCATTCGAACAGTCTCATTATCTGATTTAGTATTTGGACTCATAAGCTGTAAGTAGTCAACCACTACGAAGTCTGGCTTATACTGGTCAATCTTTCCACGTAAAACTAGTGGTGTCACATCTCCGCCAGAATCATTTGAAATAATATGAAATTCTGGCTTGCCAGCAAGCTTAGAGTTGTGCCAACGCTTTAGGTCATCAATCTCAATCTGGCCAGAAGAAAGCTTTCTGTGAGACCAGAGGCCTTCGCCCATAATTGTAAATACACGGTTTCTAACCTCAGTCTCGCTCATTTCAAGGCTTAGGATCATCGGAGATTTACCCTGTTTCCAGGCCTGTACGGCAAAATAAAGGCTTAGCCAAGACTTACCTATACCTGGATAGGCCAAAAATACTCCAAGCTGCCCTGGCTGAATTCCAGCTGGCAGATAGTCATCAAATCCTGGCAGCCCTGTCTTAATTCCCTGGATACCTAGCTCTGCTTGCTTTTGAACTTGCTCATAATAAGCTACGGCTGAATCTATATCAGTTACATCAATATCTCTAATTGCGGAGGAATTTTTCTTTAATTCAGCAGTCTTTGATATCAGCATTTCTAGTGCAGCAGATGCGTTGTTTGATTGAATGTCTGTAGCAGCAGCCCTAATTACATCCTTTAAAGAGTTGTTCATATACTCGCCCTGCAGCTCTTCAAGGTGATACTTAGTTGCACCAACACCCTCATCTGGCACAAAGTCACGGAATTTATCTATTACTAAATCTACTGGTGGGGCAGATAGGTTATTCTCATAGTACTTTCTAATAAACTGCCAAATATCATTATGAGTGGTCAATATGTTCTCTAC